TTGTCGCCCTTGTCTTGCAAGGTTACGTCGACAACCTCCCTAAGATCATGATGGGAGATAAAGAAATCACGTAGGCTTGCTAAAAACCCTTGATTTATAAGGGTTTCTGAGCCTCCTAGGCGAAAGCTTAGGGGGCTTTTTCTTTTGGGGGCGGCAAATGGGACGGCAAGCATCAGAGGAATACCTCAATGATCTGTGTAAGGTACATAGGTTTGGTGAACGGTATACCTCCTATGTCCCTAGCAAGAAGGTTGTGGTTACACGAGTTAAGTTGAGTGAGTTCATGGAATGGTTGCTCAATCAGCTTGATAAGGAACATCATAATGGAACCCATGCGGGAAAACAAACCGAGAGGTACAATCGTACTTACTCCGGACCAGCACGACAAGCAGCTGAGGATGTGCGGGTCCATTCGACAAGTGCCCCCAGCCCTCCAAGCCAAGGCGTCAAACGACAACAAAGGAATAGACTCGGACTATTGGAAGCTAATGGAGTATTCCGAGCGCCAAGAAGAGAGAGAGAGGAGAAGGGTGGCGTCACCGGAATACAAGGCACAGCAAGCATTGTACCGTGAGAGGCGTAGGCTTTCAAATGCCAGCAATTGACAAGTTCATAATTATAGGGGGCATCTTATGTGGTGCCCTTTACTTTTTCATGTGGGTACTAGTGCTCACGTGACTAGAGGTGAGGGATAGCGCGTGGTCCCTCACCTCACTACCTACAACATGTGCAACGTGTTGCCCACTGAGTGCATCTAGTGAACAAGCCGCTATGATGAGCCGAAGGATTGGTTGCGAAGTCTGAGCAACTTCACAACCCCTTAGGAACTCTTATCATTTTGTTTGCAAAGATGATGCACTCAGTCGGCACCACTGCGACATAAAGTTAGCGGTTGTGAGCCTCGACGGAGGGGTGCCACCAAATACCAAGCATAACAAATACTGTCCTTGGAATCGAGCAGAATGTTATGTCTTGGTTGTCAGTTAGGTGAGTGGAGAGAAAGACATGCTCGTAGAGCACCGGAACGATAAACCGGAACCCTAGTGTACGAGGGATAAACCGGGCCATGATGGCCTGCCTTGGTACACCTCACCTATTCAGTTCCCACTGCTGGTCACAGTGGCGAAGCGAAACCTAACCGATGGAGGAGCTACATGCGGTAGGCTAACAATTTGACACAGCTGTCTTAAAACCAGAGATGTACATAAAAACAAAGGCGTGACCGCGTAGTTCTGGGCATGACGTGAAAAGGCCTTGCAACTTCAAAGAAAGGAACAATAGCATGCTTGACACCGTGAAAATGGCTTCTGCTCTGAAGTGGTTGGATAACGCTATCCGCTACGAGAGCGAGGGCAAGCCGATTGGCATCATCAATCGTGCTCTCCAGAAGGCGTGTGACCTTGAGCTTGAGGCTCTTGGTTTCAAGCCCGCGATCACTGTCGTTGCTGCGTAACCCAATAGCGTAAGCGTACTGCCAGATGCTTACATATAGTAAGACGTACTATGATTCGTACGTCCGACCAAGGGAACCAACGATGTCGAAAACTCATTTGGATACCCTCAAGAAGCATGGGTGGGAGATGGCTTCTACCTATGCTATGGGGGCGCGTGCATACACTGAACGCACGTCTAAGGACGGCAAACAGTGGTGGCGAACGGTTAAGGCTGAGACCTACTATCAGCCATGGCGATTCCAGCCTATCGTCGATCCGAAGAACAAGAAGCCTACGGATGGGTGGGCTGTTGTTCGTCTCTATCCGAAGTCCAAGAAGTTTCGCTGGGCTATCTTGGACTCTGACCGCAAGATCGTTAAGGCCACGATCACCAAGACTCGCAAGATCAAGTGTCCTTGCTGTGATCGTCATGGGATGAAGGCAGGTAGCACTGTCTACATCAAGGCCCAGCGATTCTCTACTCCTGGGCGTGCCATCGAGGCTGCCGTCAAGGAAGCCAAGCGGAGGCATCTTCAGGGTCTCGAAATGCACGTGGTTACGGGACCTACACCTCCCCTCGTACAGCCTCGTAAATCGTTGCTGAAGTTGGCACGGGACATCATCATGATGCGTCCTGTGTCGTATTCGGCTGCGTTGTTGCGAACGTAGAGGTGTTTACACTGTGCCTTGCTCTGACCGCTTTGTTCTTAGCGGTCGAGCACTGGGACATGAATAGCGGTAGCACTCATGACCCCACACACTATCGGTCTTATTGACCTTTTGGTTTCCCTAATGATGAGCATGGCAGTCATCTTGATTGCTGTGCTCTATTGTTATTGGGACCTAAACAAGCGTTACGTCAAGCTAGTCAGGGAGATCGATGAGCTTGACAAACATAGTTCCGAGATGGAACGCTGGATGAAGGGCACACCACCCGACGTCCCCAAGGTGAGGGAGATTGCTCTTGACTGAGGCAAACAACCTAGTCTCACTTGCGTATGCAATGGGAGCATTCATTATGCTCCTTACCATCGGTTACGCTTGGTTAGCAGTACGCTTTATCGAGGCTAAGGATCAGCTTCGTAAAGAGCTTACGATCAGGGAGATTCTTGAGGCTAGACAAGAGACCCTGGCTGATCAGGTCAACGACTTGGAGGAACATCTTGCCAAAGTACGAGATGGAGGAGGACCCGAACCTCAAGACGACGAGAGTTTGGGTCACACAGTACACTAGGCAACTGTTTGCCATTTTCCCATGGAGTTATTGGGGCAGACAGGGAGCCTGGGAGAAAGCTAGACGGGCTATAGAATTGGCCAAGGAGCCTGTTGAATGAACAGTCTTAAGCGCAAGCTTCAGAAAGACAAGAAGGTTCCTCAGGTTTTCTGTGTGAGCCGAGAAGCAACACTGATTGGTAGTTATGAGATTACCAGTCAGGAAGACCTGGACAAACTCAAAGAAGACAGGCGCAATCTTGCCGGATTGTTTGTCCCACATCTTGTGTCTATATCGACACCCTCACGTTGGCCTCTTGTTATCAAGGCCAACATCTATTCGGTAGTAGGCATCAGGCGCCTAGAAACGGATGATTGCACATAGAATAGGGAGGATTCTAATGGACGACATCGACCCTCAAGATGTGGAGGATTTGCTCAATGATGCTCTCGGCGGTTGAGATTTACATGATTATTTTAGTAGCAGCCGCTTTGATTATGCTTGCTTGGAACATTGCTTGGGGCCTTGGATATGAACATGGCTTCAAGAAAGCTTCAGCGATCTGGGAAGCCTATGAAGCTGAAGCCGATAGACTTGCAGAGAAGTACGACAACATCACAGGTGGAGGATGATCCACTATTGCTGTAAGAACCGATGCTGGGTCTTGTGGAACATTCATACATTCAAAACCTTAGATAAACTCCTGAAGGAGTACAATCGCTATGTGGGAGCTTGCGAGACTGATTTGGAAGACGTGGGAAGGTAAACCTAACTACGTCGAAGCCCTCGAAATTGCTTGTCAAATCAATCGTGATGTTGACAACGAACTGATGGATTATCCCGATGAACATGATGAAGATGATCTTTCTTTTGACCATCCTATGTCTAATATACCTCATCTCGTTCCCACAAACTAAGCCAACTCTAACTGGTTGGGCAACAAGTATCGAATACGCAGAATAACACGAGCGCTGGCCTCTCAAGGTGGGTTGACAACTGAGGCATCTAGCCCTGCATCTTTTACGCCTGACGAAGCGAAAGCAGAAACGCCTTAGGGCGTCGCGTGGAGTCTCCCAAGCAGGGGAATAAATGGAGACCTATGCCCACCACTTCTTTTGAAAAGGGAACAACGATGAAACCAACTGATTTCTTTATGTACCTTATTGGTGGGGTACTCGCAGGATACCTGCTTGGCAGCGCCATCTTGGCAGCGAAGGCAGGTCCAAGTAGCAGAGGTGGTAGGCCGCTGTGGGGTTACAGCTTGGGACCTAGGGGTAGGTCGCACAGGAGCAGAATAACTCCTGCCACTAGAAAACCCACCACCTCTGCGCCTAAACAGGAATCTCCGCAGGTGCTTCGCACCGAACGGACAATAGTTGTAGAGCGTCCTCAGAGTAGTAGCTGGTTTTCCAGCCCGTTGCTTTGGGGTATCTTTAGTTACTGGCTGGGCTCGCAGAGTTCCCCTCAGGCTGGAACTACTTCACTACCAGAGCTTACTAAGCAGCACGAAAAACTAGAGATAATCAGTCTGTACCAGTTGGTGGACACCCAGTAAGATTTAAGGGGCTGTCCAACCATGATGTTAGTCGGGGTGTACAGCCCCTTAGTCGCGTAGTAGAAAATTTGTAGTAAATTTTGGAGGCGTTATGGATATTCGTTTTCTCACTGGTGTGGGCCTATTCCTTGTGGTCTACACTTTTGCCTTGGCACTGTTGCTCTCATGCCCGTGCAAGGCTCCACTAATCTCATTGCAGGTTAGTGATCTCACAACCCATCTCCCAAACTAAGGAGTGAGTACAGTGAAGTTGTTTGTATATGGTACGTTGATGCAGGGGTTCCACAATCATGGGGTCCTTGGAAATGCTAAACATATCGGCAATGGTTATGTTGCCGGTAAGCTTTATCACTTAGGTGGTTATCCTGGACTTAAGCCCTCTGATGAGGACTTGGTCTATGGAGAGTTCTACGAAGTCGAAGATGCCCAGTGGCCTCGACTAGATCGTCTTGAGGGGGTGCCTCATTTGTACACCCGAGAGACGGTTACCGGGTACATTTATGGGGTGGAGGAAGAATATCCCCTAGAAGGGGTTCAAGTCTACCAATATGCCAGGGACGTCCCAGAACACGCTAGGATCGTCACTGGCAGGTTTGAGGGGTAGTTGGCTAGGGGTACCCCAGGCAACCCCTAAATCGCCCTGTACGGTCAAATTTGGGGCTTCTAGAGGCATTCTAGGCCCCTATGGAGGGTATATGGACAAGGAAGTAGAGCGTTTGATAGCCGAATTGGCCAAAATACCGGGTGGGTACCGTTATGATGGCATCTGTTGCACCCAATATTGCTTCCCATTAAGAGCAGGAGGAGAGCTAAGGTTTAGTTTATGTGATGACGAAGATTCTGATGGTAAGTGGCACATTGATCTATACGATGGTGGCCTGCCACCTGGAATCACCGGCCCTGCCGGGCCTACTGGGAGGAGACAACCACAATAGGGTTCTTGCAAATATGTAATATATTTGCTTGACAAAGACACCGAATCAGTGTATTTTATCTCTTAAGTATATACTTAAGAGTTCTTAGGTTTAGTACTAAGTGTGTAATAGATCATAAGAGAATATATTAATAGATTATATATCTTATGATTTATAGAAATATAGTAGCTTAAGTTTAAACCAAGGAGTATTTAAGATGACTACTAAGAAGAAGCTTGGTCACCAGCTTCGTATTGGTGACGCGTTTATGCTGCCAGCTGACCGCGTTCAGATCATTGGGATGGGCAACATTGCTCACTCTGTTGTCTCTGAAGAGGGTGGCAAGATTCTGTGCTACAGGGTCAAGTGTCTCTCTGGTCCGTTCCGTGGTGAGGAACGTGAGGTTATCTTGCTTGGTAATGGCAAGGTGAATTACGTGCTCAAAGACCCGCCAGTGACACGTCTGGCTCAGTTCATTATCGACACTATCAAGAACCTGTTTAAGCGCAAGCCTAAGGTTGGCTGGCCTAAGAAAGGTTCAGGCAAATTCATTTAAGAGAATTTGCAGGCAGGTTTATCTAACTTCCTTGTCGGCTAGGGTCTCGCCTCCTTGAAACGAGGTTATCATCCGGTGCTCGCAAAGCGACATGAGCTACAACGTAGCGGCCGTTACTGGGGATAGATCAAGGTTCAATTCCTTGAACATTGGAAGTTAGATGACGGATGGGTGTTTGTTAATGGGTCCTCATTGGATCAGTAGGCAAATACTGTAAGGTATAGGCATGTGGATATAACCTGAGCTATGCTGAGGTCCTGCCGGTAGTAGGCAGCACGCTTGGCTAGTGATGATGGTGAAGTACACAATGAGACCGTTTGAGGTCTTAGCTAAGCTGGTTCGAATCCAGCCATCCGTACTTATTTTGTGTTAGTAGCAACGGTGGTGTTATGGCGATTAATTATGTAAAATCTTTTCGTGATAGTGGTGGCGTCTGTAGATTTGGTATTCGTGAAGGTGAGAAATGGCACTACGGTCCTCATAATAATCCATGCCATGCTCAAATTACCTATGTGAATTCTTACAGACTTTATAACTCACCGACTGCTATTTTTGTTGGTGCTTTGTGGTGTCTGACTAATAGAGAACAGGCCCAAGCATATTGGCGGTTTATCCTTGGTCCTGAAAGTCCTTGGGGGTTGAAATGTACCCTCATTGAGAATGAAGGCAATCTTATTGCCTGGGAGCATCCTTACACAGATGACGATGCTCATAACCCCGTCTTCCGCAATCTATGTGTTGCTACGCGTCTCCCACGAGAATGCAATGCTCACTTACAGATGTGGTGGCGTCTTCGTAATTCTGGATTTAGCGATACTGAAGCTTTGTATGTAGCTTCTCAGCTTATCTTAAATGAAGATAAGGTTAATTACAGCATTCACTTTGGTGCACACTTTGCCTTTGACACTGGCTTCATTGACAAGATGGTTAGCAAGCGTTTACTTGATCATGAACCAGACACAAAGTCAAAGAGTGTCAATGGTGTTTGGAACATGCCTTGCACACATCTTGGTAGAGGTGATTCTGCAAAGTCATGGCCTTTACACGACTTGATTACAGCTAAAGCTGCTCCTACTGGCATGTTTGCGGCACGTAAAGTAGCAATCGCTAGTGGTGCACCTAAGTTACCTAATACATTTGAAGAATTGATCAAAAAGTTGAGGGAGACACGTAATGAGTGGAAGTGAGCGTAAGTTCTACGTTGTAGGCATGAATGAACAGGTTCGTGCCATGATTGTCCACAAAGGTGGCAAGCTTATCATCAAAGAAGACAAGCTAGATGAAGCTGATGCTGTTGTCTTCACTGGTGGTGAGGACGTAACACCTTTCTTGTATGGTGAACAGAAGCATCCTCGTACATCTTTCAATTATCGCAGGGACATGCGAGAAATCAATATTTATAAACGCCTCAAGCTTCATCAGGTCAAAATTGGAATCTGTCGGGGTGCCCAATTCCTGAACGTTATGAATGGTGGACGTCTCTGGCAGGACGTTGATAACCATGGCGTTACAGGTGGGCACCCCATGCGGACGAGAGATGGGCGTATCATCCAGGTGACAAGTACTCATCATCAGATGATGATCCCTGGTGAGTTCTGCTCTATTTGGGGTAAAGCTAACGTTGCTCGTCGCAAAGAGAATGAGACTGACGGTATCCTTAGCATTAAAGAAGAAGGCCGTCATGAGTGGGATGATGTAGAGGTCGTTGATTATTACAACACTAACACCCTTTGTTATCAGCCACATCCTGAGTATCGTACTGGTGAATGCTGCGATTATTTCTGGGATTGTGTAGACGTAGTGTTTAAGGGTGCAAAAATTGATAAGGATAAACACGATGAAGCTATGTCGAAAGTGTCGGCAGGAAAAGAAGCTAACTGACTTTTACAAAACCAACAACACTACTGATGGCCGACAGTATGTTTGTATAGTTTGCATGCGGAGTGATAATGAGAAAGCTTTTGAAGCGAAGCGCGAACGTGCGGCTAAGCTCGATGCGATTGACGGAGGATTGGCGCGCTATCTCATTAACATGGCCCGCAAACGAGCTAAGGAAAAGGGATTGGAAATTACGATACAACCGAAGGACTTGGACATTCCTAGGGTATGCCCTATTTTACTCGTGCCTATGGAGCGGCACACTGGGAAAGTTTCTAACAATAATTATTCACTCGACAGGCTCGATTCCACGAAAGGATATGTGCCGGGTAATGTACGTGTCATCTCTTGGAGGGCTAACTACGTTAAGAATAACTTATCGTTGGAAGAAGCAGAACGTTTAGTTGCATATATGAAAGGGGAGTTGTAATGTGTGGTTTGTTTGGAGCTATGAGTCACACCCTCACAGGTAGTGAGGTTGATGACGTTGTTGATTTAGGTTTGTTAAGTTCCTTGCGTGGTCGTGATAGCACAGGTATCATTACGGTTTCACGCAAGAACAATAAGAAGAATAACATCATGCATTACAAGGATGTCACAGATAGTAGTGACCTCTTGTATAGGCGTGATTCTAGGCAGATGCTTAATTCAGCTTTTATTATTGCTGGGCATTGTCGTCAAGCAACTATTGGCAAGATCAACGTACACAATTCGCATCCCATTCAGGAAGGCAAAATCCTAGGGATGCACAATGGTACAATGTTGACTTTTAAACCTGACAAAGACAAGGAAGATGTGTCTAGTGACTCTCGTGAGTTCTTTAAGCATCTCAATGAGCATGGAGTTGATTCTGCTATTGAGAAAGCAGGATATGGAGCTTATGCTCTTGTCTGGTTCGATCTCACAGCCCGTACTATCAATTTCCTACGTAATGAACAGCGTCCTTTGTATTGGGTTCGTCGTTCTGGAACTATTTACTGGGCCTCCGAGCGTATCATGCTTGAATTCATGCTCGCTCGTTCCAACATAAAGGCGAATGTTACTCCTACGATTGAATCTCTTCCAGTAAATACACTCCACACAATTGATTTACATTCGCCCATGAGTACTCCTCGTATACGTAGCGTCAAGAAGAAGGAAGAACCTTCTGTCCCTTTAGTGGGGAGAACTGGTCCGATTGGATTTGGGAGGGGTCAGAGCCATTCTAATCCTGTTGGTCCTTATGAACACTGGCGTGCTCCTGAGTATCGTCAACCTAAGACTGTTGCTGAGCAGGTAGCAGACGATATAATTAAGTCTCTTCGCCCCGCCGAGAAGACTTATATCGGCTACGACAACGATGAATGGACGTTGCAAGAAGCCGAAAAAAAACTAATGGCTGGTTGCACTAATTGTCGCATGCCAAAGGAGGTGACAGACGTTGTGTACTTCAGCAGCGCTGTCGATTGGTTTTGCGAGGATTGCAAGGACCTGCCTTATGTTGCTAACTCTATACGTGGTCTCTATAAAGGAGGATTGAAAGCAGATGACGAAATCAATTGCGGTTAAGGTTGGCGCTGATCCTGAGGTGTTTCTGCGTGAGACAACTTGGCGTAAGCGTTACGTGAGTGCTGACAAGTGGATTCCAGGCACCAAAGAAGAGCCCCATAAGCTCAACAAAGGTGCTATCCAGCTGGATGGTACTGCTCTTGAGTTCAATATTGATCCTGCTAGTACTCGTGAAGAGTTCGTTGAGAATCTTAACACTGTGCTCGGTCAGATCAAGACTTTTGTACCGCAGGGCTACGAGATGGCTTTTGTACCTGCTGTTCATTACACCCCTGCTATCTGGCGAGATATCCCTGAGAAGTGCAAGGAGCTTGGATGTAATCCTGATTTCCGAGCAGATAGAAATGGTGCAATTAATGAGCCACCTGACAATAAGAGCACCATGAGAACAGGCTCAGGCCATTTGCATATTGGTTGGGGCGAGGGGTTTGACATCAATGATGAAGTTCATAAGTCTGATTGTGTTGTTCTGTGTCAAAATCTCCTTAATTATTTCAACGTATACGAAAATCTTTGGGACAAAGATCGAGATCGGAAGCGACTATATGGGGCAGGTGGCGCTTTCCGACCCAAGCCTTATGGAGTTGAGTACAGGGGCCTTAGTAACGCGTGGCTTAGTTATCCTGCTCTGTGGCCTTGGTTGTTTGATTCTTGCCAGTACGTTTTCAATAAAACGCTCGCTGGTAAAGCTATTGATCACTATACCCTCAAGCGTGATAAAGCTTTGGCGCCGGTATTTCCCCTGTAAAGGATTAGTTATGGCACGTGAATTGAATAGTCGTGAAGACATTATTCGTCGTTATGATCAGAGCATTTGTATGGTCAAGGGTGAGCCTGTGTATGTGCGAGTTCATCCTCGCGAAGAGGTTGTAGAACCGGAGCATAAAATCCGGATTTATAAGATGCCTAGTAATCTCGATGGTCGTGGTGGTCTATTTGACTATCGAAAGGATGAGTTCCAGGCAGGTCCGATCGAGTTAGGATATATGTTTCTTCGCGACAGAGCAATTTATGTGCAGCGTATGCCTGTCAGACAGAATACACACGGTCTTACTCATCGGTGCTGTATTTTTACACCAGATGTGCCTTTAGGTGTGCGTGAGTTTACTGGTGGTGATATGGTAAATTGTATTCTCGGTCGTCATAAGTCTCTTGAAGAAGCTCTTAACATACTTAGAGACCGAGAAGCAGAAAGCGTGCCTATTCATCGTCACTTGGCTATCTTCCGAGATGGTAATCAGGTTCTTCTTAAGTATCGTACCAGATTTGTTGGTATGAAGTACCCAGATAGGGATGAATTCTATCTATTCGAAAGTAAGGATCGTTCATTCATTGAACGTGATATTGACCGCACAGGAGTTAAGCTATGGGTGCATTAGTTCATGAGTTCCTTGGGCGTAAGAAGATAGATGGTGACGTAGGTTTGGAATTGGAGTGTGAGGCCCGTGTTCCTCGTATTCCTTTTGCTGAGGTTGTTGGTTGGCAGATGAAGCGAGAGGGTTCGCTTCGTGGTCATGCGGTGGAGTATGTTACCAATGGTGCCATTAAACTCAATGACTGCCCGGCTTACCTTGCTCGTCTTGCTGAGACTATTAATCACCCACATATTGATGTTGTACGTGATTCTCCACGAACTAGTTTCCACGTCCATTTGAATTGTCATGGGCTTACCCCTATTCAAATGTGGACAGTGGCTAACGCTTATTGGCTCTTTGAGAATCTTTTGATGGAATACTGTGGTCCTGAGCGTGTAGGTAATTTGTTCTGCCTCCGTCTTAAGGATGCTTCAGGCGTGCTTAATACTGTCTACCAAGATTTGGCAGCTAAACTCCCACTAACAACACTTCACAAAGATCGTATCCGCTATGGAGGTCTCAACCTTAAAGCTTTGCCTCAGTTTGGTACAATTGAGCTTAGAGGTATGAGAGGTATTACCAATTACGATGATATGAATCGTTGGTCTACTGCGCTTATTCACTTCAGAGACAACGTAATAAAGAATTACGAGAATCCTGAAGACTTCATGGATAAGTTCTATAGTTCCAACTTGATTCGTTTCATGGAGACAGTATTTTCCCATGACTTTCTTTATAATCATTTGATACCCTTGTTCAAAGATCGTAATGAAATCATCGAGGAACAAGCTGGTCTATTAGCTGAGTTTGCTTATTTTCATGATTGGAAACAGTACGAAAAGCGTATCAATGAGGAACTAAAACGTAAAAGTGATCCTAGGTTTATCGTCGAAGACGATTTTGATGATGTACCTCTACATCGAATGCAGGCCAGAGGAGCAGCGGGTCAGCGCATACGTCCTCTGCATGACATCGTTTTTAACGGCAACAATGCTCCTAATAATGTGCAAGAAGTAGCACTTCCTGAACCTCAGCCATGGCCTATAGAGATTAATAATATGGCTCAGGAAGTGGCGGCTGAACCAGCCCATCCAGGTAATCACGTAATGAATGATGGTATGCGTATTGGTAATCACATTTGGGATGCAGTTAATAATCGTTGGATACGTCGGGAGAGATAATCATGGCACGTACATTTATCTACGCATATAATCAAAGTTCTAAGTCAGCACGAGAGATTGCTGATGCTTTGGATATCTATCAAATCAAACATCGTGGTTCTCGTTATCGTGCTCGGGCTGGTGATAAGGTGATCAATTGGGGTGCTACTGCACTTCCCAATATCATCAATCCAAATAGCATCATCAATCGTCCGGGAGCAGTCCACAATTGCTCTAACAAGGTTCGGTTCTTTGAGATGATGAACCGCGCACAGGTCACACCACCGTTTGCTACTACTATGGCTGGTGCTCGGTCTATGATCGAAGCCGGTCATAAGGTGGTGTGTCGTACTCAGATTGCCTCTCACTCAGGTGAGGGCATCGTTATTGCTGAAAGGATGGACCAGCTTGTCCGAGCTCCACTCTATACCCAGTATATCCCTAAAGTCGCTGAATACCGCATACATGTATTTGACGGACGAGTCATCGATAAGCAGCGCAAGATCAGAGACCCCAACGTTCCAGACAACCGCGTCGATTGGAATGTACGCTCTCATCTACGTGGATTTATCTTCGCTCGAAATGCTACAACGTGGCCGGGTATTGAAGCTTGTGAACGGGCCGTTCTTACTGCCATGCGGACAAGTGGCCTCGTGTTTGGTGGAGTGGACGTCATCTATAATGAGCGACAAAGACGTGCTTACGTTCTTGAGATCAACACAGCCCCAGGTCTAGAGGGCACGACAGTTCAGAACTATGCTAATGCGTTCAGAAGGTATATTCGATGAGAAATCCAAGTGGTAATCGTTGCGTAATTTGTGATTGGTCACCAAGCAATGACCAAAGTAATTTTAACCCTAAAGTAGCTGAGTACGGTTCAAATGTATTGAAAATTTGTCCCCACACTGGAGATATGATCTGCCGAATGTGTGAGGGTGTCAGTAGCAGTTTGAATAGAATTTTTAAGATATATAATGAAAAACACACTACATTTGAAAATCTTAAGGAATCGGCTAGAGACTTGAGTCCCGTTAGAACGCCTCTTGGTGAAGGTAATTTTAGACGTAGGCCAGTGAGATACGAATGAAACAGGTTTACTATGATGCTAATATTGAAGCAGCCATAAAGGAACTTGAAGAACGAATTCCTGAGCTTTTTCAAGGTCCTAGTTGTCCAAATGATATTAAATGTGATTGCACGTATAAAACTGGTTGCAAAGCCTTGACAACACCTAAGGTTGCAGGTACTGTACCGAAGTAGCGGGGAGAGAGGAACCTCCAATAATGAGAAGTCGGCTGCTCAAAAGCCACCAACCTTGTAGCGATTGCGGCTCGTCAGATGCCCTAGCCTCGTACTCTGATGGTCACACCCACTGCTTTAGTTGTGGCAAAACCAAGAACCCTAATTCAAAGGGCGTATTAATTATGGATGAGAATTGCACATACGAGTTCCTGCCCTGGCGCGGAATTACTCGTGATACCATGGCTTTCTATGGTGTTAAAACTAAGATAGCTCCTGATGGACGACCTATCAGCATCATCTATGAATATCCTAATGGTGCTAAGAAAGGTCGGATGCTTGAACGTAAGGAATTTCTCAGTACCGGCCCCATGTCACAGAACTCACTGTATGGCATGGATAAGTTCGGAGCCGGTTCTGCTAAGGCCATCACGATAACCGAAGGTGAGTTAGATGCATTGTCTGTATACCAAATCATGGGCTCTAAATACCCAGTTGTCTCAATTAGAGGGGCAAGCTCTGCTGCAACAGATTGCGGAGCAGCTTACGAATATCTTAACTCCTTCGACCAAATCTACCTTTGTTTCGATAATGATGAGGCAGGGCAACGAGCCGTCCTTGCCGTGTCAAAACTTTTCAACCCTGATAAGATCAGGCACGTCAAGCTCGACCGATATAAGGACGCTAATGATTATCTTACACACGATGCTGCAAAGGAATTTAGCTCGTGTTGGTGGGGTGCCACTAACTTCCTCCCAAAAGGATTGGTCGCTGACTATCAGAGCATCGGAAATATCCTCTCCAGACCCGATACAAGAGCCATCGCTAGCTACCCCTTCCAGACCATTGATGGATTTAGCTACGGCATCAGATCGGGAGAAATAGTACTAGTTACTGCCCAAGAGGGTGTAGGTAAGACAGAATTCTTGCGTGCAACCGAATATCATTTGCTTAAGACTACAGATGATAATATAGCGATTATTCACTTGGAAGAGCAGGAGAAGAGAAGTGTTCAAGGTTTGGTTGGCTACGAGCTTAATGTTCCTGCTCACTTGCCTGATGCTGGAGTTTCTGTGGAAGAGCAAATTCTGGCATTCAAAAGACTTACTAAAAAAGATAATCGGTTATATGTTTATTCCAAATTTGGTAGTGATGATCCCGATACAATTCTTGATCTTGTTCGGTATCTTGCGACAGTGTGTGGTTGTAAGTATGTATTTCTTGATCACATCACTATGATAGTGTCTGGACATGAGGGTGACGATGAACGAAAGAAACTTGATTACATTTCAACAAGACTTGCCACTCTCACCAGGGAACTCGACTTTACTCTGTTTCTCGTCTCCCACGTTAACGATGATGGAAAGACAAGAGGCAGTCGAAACATTAGTAAGGTCGCAGACTTTTGGATTGACCTTTCCAGAGATACAGAAGGTGGAAGTAATAGAACAAACCTTCGAGTTCGAAAGAATAGGTTTGTTGGCAAGACAGGCCCTGCAGGAAACTTGATCTTTGATACACAGACCTACAAGCTCTACGAAGAACTCCCCACCGTGGAAATTGATGGTCCCGGGGACTTCTCGGTTGAGATTACCCCCATTTAATTCAGTTCACTTTGTTATCGTTGGTGGTATTCCTTATGGTTGGATGCCTCATCAACGTAAGTCTCATCGCTGTAACTTCTTATTTGAGGAGAAACTAGTCAATGCTGGATATCGTGTTAGGACTCATAATTTTGCTCATCTGCGTAGTGTCGGGATATGTTGGCTTCCGTTGGCTGCGAGAACGACATCTAGTGCAATCGCAAGGTTGCGAGACTTGCATCACACACTCGTGTTCCTCTTGCTCCCTGGTGCAACGAAATACAGACCGTTAATTGAAATAGCAAATAAACATGTGATTTTTGAAGTAGACGAAACCGATTGGATTAAGTTTAGCAAAGATTGGAGTAACTAATGTCACTTAATATGTTCCCTTTTCAACAGTGCTGTGGTATTACAATCATCTCTAACTTTGGTGGCACAACCACAGGTTCACGAGGTTATGATAATGCTACGAAGTCTGAGATCAAGAATAAGATTGCAGAGTTCAGACGTACCACTGCAACTGGTCTGCACTTGATTGCTCTCAACGAGGAACAGATCAAACACTTTGAGCCTCAGTTGCTTGAAGAGGGATTTATTAAGTGGGGTTCTAAGTTCTATCATGCTAATCACGGGAACTGGCTGCAACTCTATGGATGGACGCGATACGATAAAAACGGCAATAAGGTTAGCTACAACAGCAGCCCTAACGTCAAGGAAATCAAAGAGTCATCGCTATCGCCTCGGGGCGTCTTTAATACATTCTGGACAGATAATACGATCAGAACCGAATCTGTACCGGATCGACCCACGTCTAGCCGCGCTAGGGTGGAAGTTCCCCTATCTACACGCGGAAGCCAACGTTCTGTTGCACCACGGCCTAGGCGAGTGCTCAGACCACTCCGTAGTGGTGGTTCGCGTCCTACAGAATAACCAACTCACTATGGCTAAGCCTTGTGAGAATTGTCTAAATTTGTGTGAATACTCCCGAATTAAGAAAATCTTCTACACGAACTGGGAGGGAGAAATTGAAAGTTTGCTTAGATATAGAGGCAGATGGATTAGAGGCGACTAAGATACATGTCGTAGTAACAAGAGATGTCGAAACGCAAGAAGCCAAAGTCTGGAAAGAAGCCGACAAGAAAGCCTTTGCTGAATTTTGTAGAGGCTGTGATCTATTCATTGGTCACAATATCATTGGTTATGATTGGTACTGGCTTGTTAAGCTTTGGGGTATCACACTGGATGCCACCAAAGTCCGAGATACACTCATCCTCTCCCAACTGTTTCACCAAGGAATAGAAGATGGACACTCACTTGAAGCTTGGGGAGAAAGACTTGGATGCCTTAAACAAGGCACAGGACTTAATGACTTCAGTCGACTTTCTCCTGAACTCCTCGAAAGATGCATCCAAGACACAGCAGTTAATCTCAAGCTCTATCGTTTTCTTAATGGAAAGCTTGATAGACCTGAGTTCAGAGAGGCAATAGATGTCGAACATAGAATGGCTTTTATCTGTCTTGGTATGCATCTCGATGGTTTTGCTTACAATAAAAGTGACGCAGATATTTTGCATTCTGAATTATCTACAAGGCTTAACGATCTTGATCGAGAGATTGGAACAGCATTTAGACCAAAAGCAAAACTCATCCGAGAAGTAAAACCACGGAGGACTAAGTTTGGAACACTTAATAAGCAAGACTTTCGATGGTTTGGAGGAGACGATCTTTCCTCTTTTGGTGGTGGCCCATTTAGTCTATTTGAGTATGTACCTTTCGATCCTAACTCGATTAAACAAAATATCGAGAGACTTGAAGAAGCTGGCTGGAAGCCGGTAGACAAAACAAAAACAGGTAATTCTTGGAAGCTGAACGAGACAAATATAGCGACGTTACCGACATGGGAAAAAGAATTTCTCTGGAGGGACAAAAGTCAAATAAGCGTAAAAGACGTCCAGGGTATTGGAAAGACTATTACGCAAAAAATAGAACTAAAAAACAAATTCAATCCAGAGAATACTACCACAATACTAACGGCAGAGAACGCCAAAGAGTACGTCAATTGGAAAAATTGTACGGACTTAGTACTGAAGACTTTGAACGATTATTACATCAACAAGGAAGTTGCTGCAAAATTTGTGGAGAGCACAAACCACTTGTGGTTGATCATTGTCACACCACAGGACGTGTTCGTGGATTGCTCTGCCGCATGTGCAATGGATACTTGGGTTGGTTTGAAAGATATAAAGTTCAAGCGGAGGAATACACGAGATGAAGAAGTTTTGGCGACGCTTCCGGAAACTGCGCCGAAGGAAGCTTCACTCCTGGTCGAGAGGCTCCTTGTTGCAAGTCGGGTCAGAACGTTGGAGACTTGGGCTGCAGCATACAAGGCCGGACGAATACACGGACGATTCCACACGGTAGGTACGTGGACGCACCGTATGCGGCATACTAACCCTAATATGGGTAATATCGCTGCACACAAGACCATCAAATATCGAGGAGAAGCATTGCGTAAGCAGGCTATCGACCTCGGGGCGAAGATGCGGAGCCTGTGGATTAGCTCCCCTGACACATGGCTTGTAGGCACGGATGCTGTAAGCATTCAGCTACGTGTCTTCGCCCACTACATTAAAGACCCTAGGTTTACGGAGTCATTAATTGGAGACGAAGAAGAAAAGAAAAGACTTGGACAAGACCCACATAGTCTCAATGCTAAAATCCTCGGAGTTAGCAGAGACAGTGCAAAGACTTTTATCTATGCTTTCTTGCTTGGAGCAGGAGATGCAAAGATCGGGGAAATTTTGGGGGTGGGAACATCAGAGGGTCGCCTCGCTAAAGAGCGATTTATCCAGGCTTATCCCGGCCTTGTCCATCTACGAAAGAACCTTATCCCAAGAGATGCTAAACGAGGATATTTCCAAGGTTTTGACGGTAGATTAATAGTCTGTGATAGTGAGCACCATATGCTTGCAGGTTATCTTCAGGCAGGTGAGGCGATAGTTATGAAGCATGCGTGCATTAAATGGAGAGAAGACGTAAAGAAACTAGGGATTAGATTTAGGCAAGTAAACCTAGTGCACGATGAAATTCAAACAGAAGTATTTGGAAACAGATCAGTTGCTGAAAAAGTCGGACAAATTCAGGCTGATGCAATTCGTTGGGCTGGCGAGAAATTCAAACTGAATTGTCCTATGGCCGGTAGCTATCAGGTAGGTAAAAATTGGTTAGAAACCCACTAATATTTAAAAATGAAAATGATTGTATTGTAGTTGCTAATCGTAAATTAAATTCTGATGGTTACTTTAGAATTCATCGTCGAGATGGTTTACATATGTACCATCGTGTTGTTTATGAGCACTTTAAAGGAAAGGTTCCAGCAGGATACGAAATTCATCACTCATGTAGAAACAGAGCTTGCAGTAATATAGATCACTTAGAATTAATTGAAATCTCAGATCATAAAACCCTAACCAATAATGAACGTGAGTTTAAGATTGGAGAATGGGCTAAAGAAGGAAATAAAAAGAATGTCGGAAGAAACGACACAACCACGCAAGATGTATTTAGTAATGATTACCATGGATCAACCCATGGAAGGAACTCTGAACGTAGCCGCACATAACAAGGCTCATGCAGAGGAATTGGCTCTCAAGATGATCGAGGGCCGCAAGAACGCTCGCATTGTAGATATCGTAGGACATGACGAACTACCGGGCGATGCTGATCCCACCCCAAGCATGTCTTCCCCAACCACACCACTACTTAACTAAGAAAGAAACAAAGATGGCGACAAGCTACCACTATTTTACAGGCAAATCTAAGTGGGCTAAGGTTCACAAGCCTGACGAGCGTTATGGTAATTTTTCAATTGACGTAAACTTAGACGCAAAACAACTAGAAACATTTACTAAATTAGGTGTACGCACGAAACCTAAGACTGATGAAGACGGTAACGTGTGGGTTACATTTAGGCGTAATCCTAACTCACTAACCTGGAAAGAAGGCAATCGTGTTCCTGCAGGTAAGCCTGCTGTTACTGATGCCAATGGTGCTCCTATGGAAGGTACAATTGGCAATGGAAGTACTGTTACCGTTAAGCTACAGGTTTATACCTACGATAATTCCTTCGGGAAGGGTGTAGGTTCTCGACTAGAAGCTGTTCGAGTAGATGAACTGGTCGAGTACAAGCGTGAAGAAGCAACTATCAACCACCCCTTCTAGTGATGAAGAACATCAACAACCTCGTACCTGATATCTATAAGGTTGTAGATGAGGGTATTGAACTTACGGACTTAGAGAAGACAGAGCTAGGTAAAGAACTAGTTAATGCGGTAATGCAAGGTCTGGGCAAACGTGAGGAGCAACCGAAAGGACTCCTCCGTATGTCCAACTACGGAACCCCATGTAAACGAAAGCTTTGGTACTCTGTAAACTTTCCAGAACTTGCTGAGCGAATAGCTGCTCATACCCGCATAAAGTTTACATGGGGTCACCTTACCGAAGCTCTGGCTCTCTTCCTTACTAAACGTACAGGACACAAGGTTGAAGGACAACAGGATGAATTGGACGTCCAAGGCATTAAAGGTCACAGAGACGCTGTTATTGATGGGGTCACTGTTGATGTCAAGTCTGCTAACTCTCGCGGCATGCAGAAGTTTCGCGAGCATAGCTTGGACAGAGATGATCCTTTTGGGTATCTTAAACAGCTATCTCTTTATACAACTGCTGCGAAAGATGATCCACGCGTCAGCGTTAAGCGTGAAGCTGCCTTCCTGGCAGTGGATAAAGAACTGGGGCACCTTGTTCTCGACAAATACAAAGTAGAAGAAATCTCAGCTGAAGAGATACAAGAAACCAAGGAGATGTTAGAGCACAATGAGCCACCCCGTAGGCATTATACTCCTGAGCCTGATGGTAGTAGCGGTAATCTTAAACTCCCGATAGCTTGTGCATACTGCCCATACAAGAAAGAGTGTTGGAAACAATCTAACCAAGGAAGAGGACTAAGGACGTTCATCTACAGCACAGGCCCACGTTGGCTTACGCATGTAGCTAGAGCACCTAATGTCCCAGAGGTAAATGAGTAGAAGCAAAACAAAAGCAAAAAGAACCGGCAAATATAAGTCGGCATTAGAAGCACAAGTTGCACAGTGGACTAAACGTTACAACGGAAAGTACGAAGCTGAAACCATTAGTTATGTACTCCCTAAGAAGTACAAACCTGATTTCAGCTTCACTAATCCTGCAGGCCATAAATGGCATCTAGAAGTGAAGGGCTGGCATCGTTACGAAGACCAAGTTAAGATGCGCGCAGTCAAATTTACTCACCCTGATTTGGATATACGCATGTTTTTTCCCCACGATAATAAGGTACAATCCTCTAAGATGAAGAACTCCGAGTGGTGCGAGAAGTATGGATTTAAATATGCCATTGGGAAGCTACCACGGAGTTGGTTCAAATGACCAGTGAAGAACGTCGCGTATATGAACGTAAACGTTGGGCTACTATGACTCCTGAATGGAAGATGAATAAGTGGCTAAAACATAAGTATGGTTTGTCATTTGATGATTTCCATATCATGTACGAGCAACAAGAAAAGAAATGTGCTTTGTGCTCAATTGAAATTCATATGAATAGTAAAGACAAACAACGAGCATGTGTGGATCACTGTCATGAAACAGGAAGAGTCAGAGGTATTCTCTGTCAAAACTGCAACAGAGCACTTGGTATGCTCAAAGACAACAAAGAAACAATCAAGAAAATGTTGGAGTATATCTAGTGTCTGTTCATTTGGTAATTCCTGATGCCCACTCACACCCCAATCACCATAACCGTAGAGCAGAATGGGTTGGAAGTCTCATTCACGATCTCAAACCAGATGTCGTTATCGATATGGGAGATAGCGCAGA